CTCTCCGCTATCACTGAGTCATGCACAGTGTTAACTAAGAAAGTCTGCATTTCTTTACGCTTGATTATGTGCCATGTAGCAACGAGTGCTATAGGTATAATCTCTGCTGTTGCTAAGTTCTGTACGGGGTAGTTACAGATAGATGGGAAATCTTGACAGTACCCGCTATTAGAGACAGAACAATTAGGATAATAGAATGTTATCCCTGTTGCGTGTGTTATCTCCTTGGCACGTAACACCTTAGCCTGCCACTGCTGCTGTGCTTTGGTGATGTCTGCATACTTCTCACGGAAGGCTGCGTAATATGCCATCTGTGAATCAGTACCATACTGCCCGCCATACAGAGGCTTAAACGTGTCAGCCTTAGCTAGTGTACGCCAGTCACCTCCCTTGGGTGCTGTCTTCTTCTGTGCTGCTACCTCATCCACAGTACAGTTATTGAGAACCGACGCAGTAAACGAATGCACATCGACACCGTCGACGATGTCTTGGCATATTCGTACGTCTTGTCCAACGAAACCCGCAACTCTGAATTCGATTTGCGCACCGTCCATTTCAACAACCTTCCACCCATTATTACGTGCCGAGTATAAAGGCTTGTATTTCCTTGGGCTGTTTTGAAGCTGTATACTCTTGGCCTTCGGGTATCCTTTAAACTTGATTTTGATACCACTAGAAGACAAGCGGTGTGTAACTGTTTGTGCTTGGTTGAACTGCGCGTAGAATAAACAATCCTCCTTCTCTGTAACTACTCCATAGAAGTAGTCTAGATTTTTAGTTAAGTCAGCATTCAGTTGAGCGAAAGTTTTCTTTAGTTGTAAGAACTTAGCTTGCTTCTTGTTCTTAGGTGTAAAGGAAAGTATCTCCTCCCCTGTTGGACGGTGTTCTACTCCCTTCTTCTTTAGAGGTTTGAACTTGAGTACATCGTAGATAAACTCTTGCATCTGAGGGACAGACCTAGGGTTACGTCCGTCTATCATTAGCATTAGTTCAGCTTCTACATCCGCCATATTCCTAGATGCCTGCTCATACTCCTTAACGACCTTCTCTTTATCTAGGTGTACACCACGTAGTTCTATATCAGCTAACACTGGTGACAGTAAGCACCTGTTATAGAAGAGATGTAGTACATCACGCTCTACCATCTTATCCCGTAAGACTTTCCAAAGATTACGTGTCTGAAATATGTCAGACTTATTACGCTTCTCTAACAGAGAGCGAGGGATGTCACGTGGGCTAACACCACACCTCATTAGCTTATCTACTAGTGGGTCTTTAGTTACACCTAAGTGTTCCTTAGATAGTGTACCTAGTGCAAGTGCTCCCTTCTTACCAGCCTTTAAGTTACCAGTCAGTACATACTCAGCTAACATAGTGTCTGCTAGTAGGATACATGATGGGTCAAGGCCAGCACGGATAAGCCATTTGATATCGAACTTACCATTATGTGCCACAACAAAGTCAGCTTCATACATCTCTTGTATCAACTCAGCCATGTCGTGTATGCCGCCATAGATAAACTTCTCATCACCTCTACCACCATGACCTCGCACCCATGCAGCAGATACTAAATCATTCTGCTCCCATGTAGCGTCAGGGCTACGTTCATCACCGTTGGTGTCTGTCTCTAAGTCGAGTACTAAGTAGTTATCTGATAAGTAGATGTTAGGGTCTAGGTTAAGAAGGAAGTCAGGTAAGTAATCATAGTAATCCTTGCTCATGTAAGCCCTCTACTGAGTCTGTTAATGTCACTAGACGTAATCTCCCACGTTTCCGGTCTTCATCTGAAGTTACACATAACCTATGAGCTAGGCATACAGCTAATGTGACCGTGCTGAGTACAATAACTTCATCACCATATATTAAGCGGTCACAATAAGGACAGCACGGTGTGCTATACGCGGCGGGTGTGTCGCTCTTTACGATATATTCCTTAGCCATCATCTTTCTCCTTCGGTGGTAAATCGTACACTATAAATCTATTTGGGTCAGCTTCGTACAGCTTCTTCCAGAATGGGTCCTGAAGCATACGTTCTAGTTGCTCAGGGTGTACACGTATTTTATTGTCCATATTTAATCTCCTGAATCTACACATGATTTAAATGGATTGATGAAAGCATACACACCATCATGTATACCACTGGCCTTGTTCTTACACACATTAAGATACAGTTGTCCATGCTCTTTCATCTGCTCAGTACCCCCGACACCTATCATCACATCTGCTTGTGCTGCTACCTCACGGCGGGAACCAAACACATCTGATTGTTCAAGCTTAACCTTAGCATCTATGGCCTTGCCTTTCATATCAGTAGATGCTGCTTGTGTTAGGGATACACCCACCACCTTAGTACGCTTGTATAACATACGTAGTTGATACATCACTTCCGCTTGGGCGTCATCGAATGCCCCCTTGCGTGGCGCTGGTGCTAGGTTACGGGCTTGGTCACATATAACTATGTCAGGTTTAAAGTGTTCTATTAAACGCTCAACATCTGTTACAGATCCAGGACTTAACTCTTTGAATATTATGTTGTTATACCCCTCTTCCTTGGCCTGCTCAGTCCAGTACTCATCATCCCCTCTCACTATCTCAAGTGTCTGACCTACGAAGTTACATACGATACGCAGTACCATTCTATCTGCGGGGTCCTCATTACCTATGTAGAGTACAGTCTTATCAGCATAGCCGTAGTCACCTGCTATCTGTATAGCAACCGCAGATTTACCACGGTTAACACCACCGAACACAACAACGTGGTCGCCCGCCATCATGTTAAACACAATGTCACCTAGTAGATTAGGTAGGATAGATAGGCTGTCCCCTTCATCTAATGTACGTGTTAGCTCTGATACAGTGGCCCCTTGATATACATCGAATAAGTCATCCTTAGTCTCTTCTGATTGAATGCCTAGTTCATGTACTTCTTTGTACTCCACTGCTATGGTTGCTGCCTTAGCACTATCGCCGCCAGCTAGAGCGGCAGTCATGTCTGCACCGAGGCGCTTGAGTCTCTGCTCTGTTAGGTAGGTGATTAAGTTAGAGGGGCTGGCCTCTGGTAGGTTCTCGATAACAACACTTAACTTCTCGTAGGACAAGGGTTTACGATTCTGGATAGTACCTAGTAGTAGCTTGATGTCTACACTAGTGGCCTTGCTCTCTGCTTTGTAATAGTTACCGATGTGTTTGAACAGTTCCATTCCATTAGGTGAAAGGTCGGTGGTAGCTTCCAGCTTAACTACCACCTCGTATGCCTCACGGCTAGCGATACATGCAGCTACAATAGCTGGTTCACTTTCCATCAATCAATCCTTAGCTGCCTCTTGATAGTGACAACGAGTTTATCCATATCAGCATCACTCATATCTTTTGGGTCCTCATCATACAGAGGTACGAATGTGATAGAGTGAAAGTATAGGCCATAAGTGTAGGCCATCTTTGCTGCCTTAGCTGTAGCATCAGCATCTAGCACTAAACATAGTCTCCGCTTACCAGCTCTCACTAGTTCCATTAACGTAGATTCTTGTATGCTTGTACCTGATAGAGCACAGCTAGGTAGATATTCATTACAACGTAAAGCAGAGGGGAAGTCTTCGAACACTGCGACATACTCCTCGAACTGTGCCTTGTGTGGTGTCATCATACACGTGAGACGGTAGTCACTAGGTAATGTATTGTAATGAGCTTTAGCTTTTGGTCCCCTTAGATTACGACTGTTAAGTACAAGGTCATCATACCTCCGTGCAAGATAGCCCTCGTGTCTATCCGTCATAGCTTTGATAGGGAAGAGTACACACTCTGTAGTCTCTGACCACATCACACCATTAATCATCAACATCTCTTCATCCATCCACCAGAAATAAGCTAGTAACCATTTGAGCACATCATTAGGTAATGGCTCTGCATTCAGCGCATTAACATGGCACTTAGGTTTGCGTAGTTTACTAGTGGTAGGACGGTAGCCCATCTGTCCGACTCTGCCGGATAAGCTGCACTTAGCACGGTAGCATTTATATGTCAGACCTTCAGGACTACACCAGATTAGAAGGGAGCGTTCACTTGTGCCACCACCGTTACAGACTGGGCATACTAAGTGTTCGCTCCTATCTCCAATTGCTAAGTCAGTTGATAAGTCTAGGATGTTCTGGTCATAGTCGTTAGACCTCACATTACACCCAGTTCTTTACACATCTGCTTAGCCTGTGCTTCTGTAAACTCTAGAAGCTGACGCTTGTTCACCAACACAGAGGTGTGTGGTTTGCCCAGTGTGATACGACCGCCATCATATAGTGCATAGCGTACAACACGCTGGTTTAATTCCTTATTGAATGCGATGTGAGCACGCTCATCGAATGCTTGGATACGCTTGAGTGCGTACTCGATAGGGTAGAATGGTTTGTTGTCAGTATGTGTTTTGTTTTTACGATTGGTCTTACGCATAATAAGATTCCTTCTAGTTTTAGTGGTTAACGTAGGTCTATCCCTGTCAGTTCAAAGAATACTTCAGCATCATAGTTAGGTAAGGCTTTCACCTTAGCCTTATCCCTATTGGATGCCTTAGCATAACTATCCAGCCAGCTCTGTTTATAGTCATCACCTAAATTAAAGTAAAAGAAATTAGGGATGTCGGATGCTTCCCATACGCTGCGTAGGCAGGGTTTATTAAACACCTGAATAATCTCATCCCGCTGTGTATTCAAGTAGCCACTGCTCCCGTTAGTACTATTCCAGTCTCCGGAGTTATAGTCTCCGGAGTTATGGCGGCCGGAGTTACGGTTTCCGGAGTTATAGTCTCCGGAGTTATGGCGGCCGGAGTTATAGTCTCCGGAGTTACGGTCTCCGGAGTTAGAGTGTCCGGAGTTACGGTTTCCGGAGTTAGAGTGGCCGGAGTTAGAGTGTCCGGAGTTATAGCGGCCGGAGACTAGAGCCTTCACTTCGTCATCAGTTAAAAAGCGTATGATGCGTAGACGGTTGGTACACCCTTTGTGTTGGTGTGGTTGCTCAAACTCAACGTCACCTAATACCTCCACCTCGGCATATAGGTTCTCTGTGATATCCTTTTTTACTGGGTAGTACTGTAAAGTTAAGACTAGCTCTTTGCAGAAGTGGAAGCCTCGTTTACATAGAATAGGTAATTCCTTTAATTCGTAGGTCTTACCCTCTTCAAATTTAAAACCACGGCACGTCCCGTCTTTGTTCAAGGCTTTATAATAAGTAGTCATATTGTGTTCCTTCTTAATGTGTGGTCGGTTTGATTAAAGTTAAGTGAGAGTTAGGGCTGCGTCTGTGATAAGGCTCACCGTTAGGTAGGTATCTAATAGTTACTAGAGGTTCACCGTCGTGGCCGAATAATAAACACTCACATAGGTGTGTCATTTTCACCTCTAACCTAGCGCGATACATACCATCCTGTGTCCAGAAGACAGAGCCAATAGGTTCATCATGTAAGTTCATAGTGTCCCCTTCTTCAAACAGCGAAGCCATAAATTAAATGAATACCCAATTGTTTCCTCGTGGTACATCAAGTCCTGATGTCTAAAGGGAGTACAACAAGTGGCGTTAGGGTGTGGTATGTCTAGGAAGTATGCCCAATGGCTACCATGACCCGCTTGTAGCTTGGTTATGTACCCACAGTGGGGGCATAGGTACGACTGGCCTACCATTACAATCTCTACTATCCTACCAACCTCCTGATAGGGTGCTACTCTTACTTGATTACCTACATGATAGAGTAGCGGGACTAGTTTCTTTCCCATACTAGGTCCTTAGTGCAATATATGTGCACCTGAATGGTCAGCGAAATGGAAGTCAGATATAGCTATACGTCTTACTGTTTGATTATCCACAGTATCTAAGGTGAAGTAGCTTGCTTCTTCTTCCAGTGAAGTTTGGTATACACGTAGCTTATCGGGTGCTACATTCCCTATGTGTATACTCAGTAGTAACATAGCGTCACACGCCCAATCCATTAGTCCCTTCCATTTCTGTATTGTGATACGTAGTAGTGGATGTAGTTTGGCTTATTAAAGTCAGCATTTAGATCCTGCTTCTCCTCATAAGCTGTATGATAATCTCGATGAGTAGAGATCCACACTAACTCCTCATCCTCTAACCCCCGCTGTATACATTTAATTACGTAGTAGTACTTAGGCATAGATAGCATCCCATATTACTTCAATTAAACTTGCTGCCTCCTGACTCTCTAAGTCAGAGCGACGCATTTGATATGTACACTCACCGTTGTGTGAGTACACCATGTAACTACCTTCAGTTGTCTCATGTAACACTTCGATTACATCTGTCACTCGATTGAAGAAACTCATAACTACCACTCCCATATTTTCTTTGATAGGTCAACATCCATTACATCAGGCTGCCACTCTTTCTTAGGTGCATCATAAGATTTACCTATACCCCATGAATCGTTTTGATTCATAGCATGTTCATCTTTTGTTTGTGTACAATTAGATTGAACATCTAATTTAATGAACAACGCTTTGGTGAAGGTTGTGCGATGAGTACCGTCATCATCTACAATGTACTTTACACCGTTAAATGTAGCCCTAACGTAATAGTTAGTACCTACTGCGAAGTCCCCGACCTTACTATCTACACACTCAAGCATATCCCCCTCCTTGCAAGCAGTTAGAAGATCGTGTAGATGCCCTTGTTGTTGTGTATTAACTTGTACAGGTTTGAACTTGACGAGTAGTGTAGAGATAGGATAATAAGTTCGCGCACAACCCAGTTCATTTATAATGCATAGTTCACCGGCCGGACTTTTTTCTATTTGATAAGATTTACCCACAGTAATACTCTCAGCATCACTGTAAGTACATTCCACTACATCCCCTACCTGTAGTCCTTGTGCTTCAAGACTGCCGTCTGAAAATTCAAATTCTTTCATTGTTTAAGTTCCTTAAGTTTATTTGCACCCTTAGCTAAAGAGATGCCGTTAATAGCGAACAGACGTATGCCCTCCCAATATTCTGGGTGGTTCATTGCCTTCTCTTCACCTATTTCAATAGCAACTTTCAATCGTGCTGCTATTTCATTACGACCTAATGCTTCTAGCTGTGGAATTAAATCTCTTATTAATGCTTCACGCATTATTTCACTTGCTACATTCATACTTTACCTCTACTAATCAAAAATGTAATTTTCATTAACGAAATCAAGTGTGTTAGGCACAAGCATTTCACCATATCTACCTTCCATTATAAGGTCTTTGTTTTTCAAAAATAATTTACACATACCCAAAGCTATTGACACATATCTAACTCTTTTCTCTGTTCTATAAACCAAACTATCAATAGCTTCATCTTTTGATTTTTTAATGGTACGGCTATTTGTTTTTGATACTTTAACTACACCTATCTTATTATTCTTTAAAAGTGTAACTGGGTTTTTATTCCTGTCGTTATCAATAATTATTTTTGCATAATCATATCTATCATCACGTACGCAAAAATAGTAATGCTCTGTTTGGTGTATAGATACGAACTTAATAAAATTAACTATAACGCCTTCCTCAGATACACTTAATACTGCTTTATAAAATTTCACACTTTACCCCTTGTTATACCCATGATAAGTCTCAAGCCATTCTTCAATGTCTTGCATACTCATTGTGTCGAAAACCTCACCGCATATGACAAGTAAGTCATGTGCGTCAGATTGTGTTATACCTTGTCCGTTAAGCAGTGAATGTAATCCATCAAGTGCACCCTTAGCTGCATGTGGGTAGTACCGCTTAGTGGCGGCAGCTTGCTGATGTTTAGTTAACTGCTCTGATATTTCAGCTAGGTATTTAAATAGTTCTGTTACTGTTATTGTTGTCATATGTTCACCACTTATTATTAAAGCGCATAGCTTTACGATAAGAACGCGCATACAATAACCTATCACGATTATTATAAAGATAATCTAGTTGCTGCGTGTCAATACGCATGGCCTCTAGTTTTAATTGGATATGCTGCTCATATTTATATGAGGGTAGCTTGTGTCTGTATTGTAAGTACATCTGTAATGACAGTGTCACACCCAGTGTAATAAATAATAGGATAGCCATAACTTAATCCTTAAAATGTAGGCAGGCTACGCACTAAATAAGCAAGTAGCTCACCGATAACATAACTAGTAACAGCCACACCAACTAGCATAGCTATTACATGTACAAGTATACGTTTAAGCATCGAAATCATCAGCAATAGCTACCTCGATACGTTCAAGTGTTCGTAGTCTTTGTGTCCGTTATAGCTCATTGTCTTGTCCTCAGTTAATTACTATTCTTTGAAATCTCTAAGAGCAGTTTGTACATCCCGCAATTCAGATGCGCTCCCAGCTTCTACTATATCCCCAGCTAGGTTACGTATGAAGTAGCGATAAAACCCGTATGTACGAGGTTCCTTGTAAAACACATGACCTTTGGGGAGTATTACACATTGGCCGCCACCTGAACGTAAGCCGTTTATAGTAGTGACTGTGAAGCCGTATATCTGTTTCGTTTTGAATTCCATAATGTAATCCCTTAGTTAATTACCTTCATGACTACCTCTCAAGTGTAAGAGGTAGCTAGTAGATAACTAGTCTACAAAATAAGACTTGCTGATTGTCTTGTTAGTGCCTCATCATTAAACACCTTAATAAAAGATGCTTAATGATATACAGTATTCCCAGTTATTACGTGGTCAACCCGCTGTATTCGGTCCCGCTTTTCCCTCATGGCTTCTAACCTATCCCGACTGAGGAGAGCGTTCTTGCTCTTTGCCGTTGATTCAATCATAGGTGTACCTCCTAGGATTTAGCAAGCTTTAACACATCGGACCACTGGATAATATTTTAAAAACAATTACTTAGTATAAAAAAAAAAAAAAACCAAAACAAAAAATAACCACAAATGGAAATAAAACACCCAAAGTATTAAAAAAAACAAAATAATAAAAAAAATACAA